AACGGTCCTGCTTTGGCTTCAGCCTTAACTGACTTGGACGCTATAACACCTCAACAAAAGGAAGATATTATCCTTTTGGGTGGGTTAGCGCTTCAAGTAGCTATGACTAAGCCTTATCAGATGACCGGTTTGGGCTACTCTATGATGGATATTTGGAGGTTAATCCACTCAAAGGCTGAAAAGTATTCTCGTAAGCTTAGTTACTTTAGTGATAAGGAGGGTAAGACGCGAGTGATCGCTATCCTTGATTACTGGACACAGACAGCATTAAAGCCTCTTCATGATGCTTTAATGGGTATATTGAAGAATATACCTTCTGACTGTACCTTTAATCAGGATGACTTTCAATCGTCCTTACCTTCTACCGGTCCATACTATTGCTATGATCTTTCCGCCGCAACAGACAGAATGCCTGTTGACTTTCAAGTTAGTGTTTTATCTAACCTGATTGGGATTGACCAAGCATTAGCATGGAAACGCCTGCTAGTAGGAGAAGCCTTTGTGAACAAAGATTGTCCCCATCCGATATTTTATCGGGCGGGACAACCGATGGGAGCATACTCCTCTTGGGCCGCGATGGCTCTAAGTCATCACGTAATGGTTCAATTATCTGCGATTAATGCTCAGGTTGTGAAACCTGGGGATTATTTTACGGATTATTGCCTATTAGGTGATGATTTAGTTATAGCCAATCGTGAAGTAGCTCTCCAATATAAAATCCTATGCTCTCAACTTGATATGCCTATTTCTGATGAAAAGACCTTAGTATCTGAAAAGATGCTAGAGTTTGCCAAAAGAATAGTCATGTCAGGTGTCGAGGTGTCGGGTTTTAGTATCGGGGGTTTCCTGGAAACTTGGAAGAAGTATTCACTTCTTCATGAGTTTTTAAGAAACCAAGCTACTCACGGCTGGAACTTGCCTATCTCTGAGCACCCAGACTTGATCCGAGCCACATTCAGTTTCTTTAAACGTCCTGCGCAAGCAGAGCGGATAATTAAACTGTATATGGTTTACCACTATATAGGAAATTTCATCAGTAAGGTTACTGATGAGACTTCTATATCCTGTGACCGTATTAATGCCGGGCATTCGTTAAGAATATCCGTGCAAGAATACTTCCACAGGACTTTTCCTTTATGGGAGTTTATTTCGACTCCCGAGATGTTAAATCTCCTCGTTGATTTTATCAAAGAGATGAAGTTAAAGATAGCG